GCCGATCCGAAGCGGTCAAAGTCCTTTTGCGACATTTGCATGATGTTCGCAAACTTCGCCATCTGGACGGCACCTTCGTCACCGACGATGTTTGTTGCGTTTCCTAAGTCAATAACAACTCGCGTAAAACTAAGCAGGTTGTCTTTTTCAATTCCGAGCTGTCCGGCAGCTTCCGCAACCGCGGCAATGTCCGTCGCCGATGTCGGCAACTCTTTTGACATGTCACGAATAGCGCGGCCCATGTTTTCAAGCTCTTCGCCGGTCATGTCCGTTGTTTTTGCAACGCCGGCAAGAGCGGATTCAAAGTCCATGGCTGCTTTCACAGAGTATCCCGCGCCTGCCAAGATCGGCGCGGTTACCTTTCTTGACATCGTGCTTCCGACACTCGACATCTTGTCGCCGAATTTCGTAATTTTGTCGCCGTACTCTTCAAATTTCAATCCGGTCTTGTATAGTTCGCTCTTTTGTTTTTCAAGTTCAATGACGGAGTTTTCGATCTGCCGGTTTAGCCGCTCAATCTGCGTTTCCGTATTCTTGTATTCAGCGCGCAAAAGAGCGACCTCTCGGCTGTCTTCGCCGTATTGCTTGATCAGCTCTTTTTCAATTTCTTTCAGGTTTTCGAGATTCCGACACTGTGCGTCGACCTGATCGGTCAGACTCTTAATCTGACCTCTGTATCCGTCAACCGTCGGGCCGGATGTGCGCATCTGTTCGCGGAAGAGCTTGACCTCGCTTGAGCCAAGCCTAAGTTGCGCCCGCGCAAGCTTCATGTCTTGTTCGAACTGTGCTCCGCCTTCGATCTTCAGACGCAATCCGGCCACTCTTAGTTCGCCAACTGCCATAGTCAACCTCCCCCCTCACCTTAGATGCACCGGAATATCGTCGACGTAGCGATACGTCGGTATGCTCGGCTGTGTTGGTTTCTGTTTTTCAGTGTTGAATTTTTCCGCGGCCTTGATTAGGCCGTTAAAGTAACGCGGCGTCGCCGCAAAGAATTGCTCCGCCGACCACCCGAACAGCTTATGTGCGCCGTAAATCAGGCCGTACCAATCTGTCCTTCCATCGCCGGAGCGTTCGCGTTTTTTGAGTCGCCCTCATCGTCGTCAAGGCTAATCCCTTGTTGCTCGATCAACCGTTTGAGTTCGGTCGGAATCAGCGCCCACTCAGACGGCGGCAACCCATTTTCAAGGTCTTCGACTGTTATTTCAACTTCTGCCGCTTTTAACACGCCGTACAACAATCCGATCACATCCATTGCGGACGGTCGGTCGAGGATAAATCTCGCGAGCGTAGTTAAGTGTGAGGTGTCCGTCACTTCTTCGCAGAGCGCTAACGCCCGATAGCTCAAGATCGCCGGGTATGTTTCGCCAGCGATCTTGATTTCTATTGGCTCAATTTCGCGCCGAATAAATTGGATCGGCTTCTTGTCCATTCAGCGCTCCATTCTACGTGCCAGATGTCGGCTCCGCTCCTACTTTAGCGTGAGTCGGCGAGTCAATGACCTGCGTAAAGAATTCTTCCGCTGTATACGGTGTCTTTCCGGTCGCGACCTTCGACTGATCGTACGTGACGCAAATGACCTTGTCGTCCGTCGGCATCGCGACGATGACATAGTCCCTTGCGGGGTCACGCGGACTATCTGTCGATGTTTCGTCCGTGTAGTCAGCTTGCGTCATCTTGCACCTCGGGTACCAGTACATCAGTAAATTGCCGTCCGAGTATTCTGAATAGTAGCCAAACGCAAACTCGGGCGGTTGATCGCCAGAACTCTCGAATCCGAATCCGCCGTTGACTGTTATACCCTCATACTTGCGAACTATGTCATCCGGAAGCTGCGTCGCTTGCACCGATATGTTTGCGCCTGTTTTTTGTGATGCGTAGTCGTAGATAAGCCCTGAAGCGTGAATCTTCTGTTCCGTCTTTTGTTTCGCGACGCCGACTTGCTTGATCGATGAGACGCCTCTGGTCGTGCCATACGATACCACGCCCTCGGTGACTGTCCGATCNGCAAAGTAGGCGTTTCTGACCGTCATAAGATATGCCGGTTTTTCAATTGTTATTGCCATTCTGTTGTCCTCCTGCCGCTTAAGGCGCGGCCTTTAATAAATGCTTGCGCAATACCGCTATTCCCGCTTCTTCGCTTTGTTTCTTCATCGCGTTAAAAGCAGGTCGCAAATGCGGTACTTTTACGATTTGTTTTGTTATGTGATTTCTGAAGCCTCGTTCTAGCATGGGCCCGTAGTACCCACGCGACGTCCAGCCGATCGCAATGCGGCTCGGGTCCTTGATCGTCCACTGCGCGACAATCTCTCTTGCAAGTCGGCCAGTCGCCATTTTGAACGTTCCGCCGCCCGGACTTGCGCGCCGTTTTGCTTCTTCAACGATCGGCTCCGCCATCGCTTCAAGTGCCTCTCTTCTGACGTGCAAGTCGTTCACGGCTTCACCCATCTTTTTGATGTCGCCTTCAAACTCAAGGAACACAGCATCCATGTCGTCGCTCATGCCGCAACCTCCATCGTCAACACGCAATCGATCTCGGTGTGGTGATACGATTGCGGGCTGCCGTCAGGCGAGAAATCAACATCCGCAATATCGCGGACGATGAACCCCGCCTCAAGCAGAGCGTTCTCGATGTCTCCAACGATGGAATCCGCTCGCGACAGGTCGTCCGGCGAAAACACGTCGATGTAGATGTAGCAATCGACGACCTTGTTCTTGCCTGATCCAACCACCGAGACGTTGCGGTTCACGATGCGAAAAATGGCATACGTCTCCGCCGTGCCTGAATACTGCAAGTGAGCGATCGGGAGGATCGGCGACAATGCGCTCATGATCGCCTTGTTCGGCGACACATATGTTTTCAGCTTGTTGTCGCTCATGACTTCCTCCTATCGCCCTGTTGCGGGCATATGCGCCACGGCGCGGATTTCGTATTCCTCGTTCTCGCCTCGGACGTTCTCGACGCTTTCGATGTCGTAAACCTTGCCACGGTGGACTAAACGATGTGCCGGTGTCGGCTCCCAGCCGGGAATCCAGTTGATACGGAACAGCTCCGTCACCGTCGCGCCGTACCCTCCGGCCGCCCATTTCTGCGAACCTGACCTCGATTCTTTTGACGCCCATGCGCTGCGAACATCAGTCCACGAGGATGTCGAAACGCCCTCATCGTCAATGACCGTTTCCAGCCGCTGAAATGTGATTCGGTGAGTCTTTTCGCTAGGCATGATTCTCGCCCTCCGACTCAGGAAGCACGTCCGTCGCGATCTGCTTGATCAGACCTGTCATGTGACGGCGCAAGTTCCCTTGCTTGTCTTCGTTAGGCCGGAACGACAGCCGGATATGCGCCTGTACAGCAGCAACCACTCGCGGATCAGATCGAACCGCCCGATCTGCGCCGACAGCGGACGTGACATATCGCTCCGCAGACTCTTTGTAGCCTTGGATGATGGTGTCATTTTCCGTCCCGTCGATGCGACATGCGTCACGTGCTTCATCGATTGTGACAATCTCTGCCATTGCTCCGACCTCCTTGCTATTTGATAACCGGCTGCTTGAACTTGTTTTTGTCGCTTTTCAGATACTCGATGCGACCCGCTGTCGGCATCGAACCTTCTCTCGGATACGCGTCGCCTTCACGGTAGAGATATTCGCCGTCGCAAAGATCCTTAAAGTCAATGAGCACGCGATAGGTCACGTGCTCATCCTTCACCTTCTTGGTAGGTTCCTTCTTCTTAGCCATGCTTCACCGCCTAGAAATGCACGATGACGAGCTCAATCGCCTTTTGGCCGTTAGGCGTGCCGTTCAGCGCGATAACGTTCTTTTCGATGTCCGTCGCATCTGCCGTGACCGTTCCGGAGTCCGCCGATCCGTTAAAGAGTTTCACCAAGACATAACTTGCGTGTTTCAGCAAGACAGGGATTCCGAATTTCTTGCCGAAGCCGACCTGAACTTTGTCAGGCGCGACACCCGCTCTCCCACCGCTAGGAGCAATTGCCCCAAGCGTGAGGCCGGTATCACCGGCAGCCGAAACTGTCAGGTTCAGTGTGTTGTCTTGAGCGGCGGCGACGAGCGCCTCCATCGTGATGACGGCGGCCTCAGAGCTTGCCACCCAAGCGGCGGCGAATGCTGCATTCTCATTCAGCACTTCGACGATCCTTGCGGCCGCGGCAGTCGTGCTTGCAACATCATCAGCAGCAAGCTCACAGTCGATTGTGAATGCCGTGCCGGTGATCGCCGAAACAAACGTCAATGTCGCTGTGCCGGCAGTGGTTACTGCTGTGACCGAAACCGTACCGGCTTGCTTTGCCGGAGTTGTGGTCTGGATCGGAAGCTCGACGCTCGTGATCTTGTCGAACGCGAGATTGCCCGCCTTCGACGTCGTTCCCGTCATCGTGATTTCTTCACTGATCGCCTTGCCGCCACGTGTGCCGTTGATTTTTACCTTTGTCGTGATCGCCGATGATGCTTTAACTTTTACGTTTCTCGCAGCAAGCGGCGATGTGACATCCGTGATCGTTTGCACCGCCGATGTCAACGGTGTGAGTGCCAAGCATCCGTTGTCGCTTTCCGCGGTCGCAGAAGCGGCAGGAATGACAACTTCAGTCACCACCCCCAGCTTCTGCGGCAGTTGCGGATCGCCAACGTCTACTCGGACTCGCTTGTATTCGAAAAAATTGCGAGTCTGCATCATGTCACCTCACTTTTTACGGATGAATGAAGTTCACACCCTTGACGGCCGCGCTGTCAAACGTTACCGCGTCGAGACGCGTGATCGCTCTGACCTCGTACCCGTACTTGCGCCATGCGTCACCGCCGACATCGGTGCCGGCAACCTCGATCGCTTTCCGACGGAACAGTGTCGCGTAGGACTTAAAATCGCCGATGTAGATCGGAGA